TTTCAAGTAATTGATGGGTAACTATTCTTCCTTGGCCTAATCTTAAAAGTTTTTTATCTACTAGAAGATTAGTATTGGTGAAATCATTCCACACTCTTTTATCTTTTCCGATATTATAATCTTTATGTTGATTTATGTAATTCGAATCTCCATCACTTAAGATAACAAGATTCATTTTATCAACATTGTGCTTAGCTCTAAATTCTCTAACCATTCTATGAGCTAATATTAATCCTTGATTAAGTGGTGTTGATCCATACGCTTCACATGGAGGTGTAATATCATATTCATCTATATAAGGTTCTTTAGTAGAATCTAAATCCTCATGACTATAGTAATAATTATTTCTACTATCATTAGCTTTCATTCTAAGATAAAGCCCAAATAAAGCTTCTTCATATTGTTTCTTTTTAAGATCAGAGCTAATTAATTGAGTAAGATGGGTATCATTCATTTGTACCTCTCCATCTCTAAACATTTCATCAGGTATACGATTATTGGTAGTAAAGGCATAAACATCAAATGGAATATTTACTGATTTACAGAATACGACTAAATGTAAAAGTTGGTCTAGGACCTGAGATAAGGTACCAGACATTGAACCAGAATAATCAATAAACATAATCATCCCGTGATTTTTAGCATTAGCTAGTTGTGTAACCCTAGCAAATATATCTTCATTGAATTTATAGGAATGTACTTTGTTTACATCCAAAGATCCTGATTTAGCTGTTTGAGCTCTTTGCCATTGGAAAGCTGCCTTTCTCATTTCAAATTCTTTAACTGCGTAATTAGCAGATTTCTTAACCCCTTTAATATAAGGATTAAAACTGGTTTTGTAATAAGCAATAGCTTCTAATGTATTTTCATCTACTCTATAAGATTGATATCCTTCTAATTTATTTTTTCTTGCTTTAGCTAATTCATTGTATTTAACTATTACCTTATCTCTAATTGCTTTACTAGGTTCTGCCATGAATTGAGGTTGTCTTCCACTTCTGTCTGTTTCTACAAGGTCTCTTTCTGCGTCTCTATTACCTATATCAGTTAGGGCTTCATCATCTTCTCCACCCTTATCTGTCTTTCCGGTTTTATTAGAATCGTCATCTGCAGAATCTTGATCCTCATCCCTAGCTTGCTCTCCCTCTTCGGTTAAGTCCTCACTAGCTGAATCGTCATCAGAATCTGCAGAATCAGAATTATTTTCTGGTGGGTCCATATCATCATGGCCCATCGGTGATGGATCTTCTGGTGATCCATAGGTGTCCATTTCCTCTAAGCCTTCTGGTATATCTAACTCAGGTTCTGGCTCAGGTTGTTTAAGTAATTCGGGTTGATTTTCCCTTGTGTATTCTAATATATCTTTGCAAAGCTGAACCACCTCATCAAATGTTTTAGTGGTCATTGATCTTTTATAGAATATGATTTCTTCATCGTTAAATGGAACATTAACCATATTTCCTAGCTTAGCTTTGGTATTAATCTTATCAATAAGTTTTGTTTTATTCCAATCAGCATCTTCTATACCTTTAAAGAAGGATCCACGATCAACAAGGTTTTGATAACCTCTTCTGAATGGTCCAACTAATCCAGGATAATCCTTTTGGATAAATCTCTCTATACGCGCGTCCTCGACCACGTTAATATAAGATCTAGGAGCACCTTCTAATTTGTCTGGGCTATCATGCCATCCTTCGAAGGGCGTATATAATGCGTGCCCTACTTCGTGACCAATCAATAGATCATAAACATCTTTACCCATATCTTTCCACATAGGAAGACCAAGGGTTCTGTTTTGAATGTCGAACCAAGCTGTTTGATAATTGCCGTGCTGGATAGTAATATCCTCTTTGGCTAGTAACTTGGCTATTGTTTGATTGTACATAAAACTCCTTACTGTTTTAATTTATTATAGGTACCATTATACCACACTTTTGGCCCTTTGTAAACCCCTAAATGCAAAATAATTGAAAAAAGTTACAATTTGTTACGATCTTATCTGATTTTTGAGAAGTTTCTATCTTTCCAGAACTCTATTTTAGCCCTGAATTTGTTCTCTAGGACATCACCTTTATGGGATATAATGAATACATTCGAATCTGCATCGAGTGTGCTTAGAATCTTGGTTAAGCTTTCTATACCATCTACATCTAAACTAGAGTCAAATGTTTCATCTAGGACTAAGAGATTAGTCGCTGCACTATTCTTCATCTTAGCTATTTGTCTCCATGTAAACAGCAGGGACAAGTCAATCCTTTGTTTCTCACCTTCGGAGAAGGATGCATAATTAAATGTGTCCCTGTGCCTTGATCTTATAGTTTCATTAAAGTTTTCATCTAAGTGAAATGCTACGAAGAAGTCTAGAACTTGTAGATATTCATTAATCAACCTATTCATAACTGGGAGGTATTGCTTAACTACTTTGGTTTTAATACCAGTATCTTTAAGCATTTCTCCTATCACTTCATTGTAAGTTCTTTCTTCAGTATACTTTAATTTATCCTCTGTAAGATCATCTTTTTGATCTCTTTGTTGTTCTAATGATATTTTGGCTTGTTTTACATCACCGGTTTGCCCAGATAATGTATTAATCTCTTTTTGAATCTTATCAACTTCTCTTTGTAATATACCGATAGAATCATTATTAGAATTAATCTTGTTTTGTTTTTCCCTAAGGTTAGTTAAATTCTCATTGATCTCTCGAGTGGTAGTTGAAAGCACACTTAGACTTCTTTGAAGATCTTCTTTCTCTTCCTGAACCTCTTTAGCAGATTGTTTTATAAACTTTTGTTTTTCTATTTTCTTTTCGTTTTCAATATCTTGGTCACAGGTAGGACAAAGGTCATTATCCTCATAGAATTTGGATTCAGTTACTAATTTTTTAATTTCATCATTTAATCTAAGGTTATGGGATTTGATATTAGCTACCTGATCCATTTGTTTAGAATAAGCATCTTCTTCTTGTGACATACTAGCCGAAAGGTTCTTTCCTAGTTTACTTGATTCTTCAAATAAAACTTTAATTCCACCTTTATGAATACGTATTGAATCTCTCTTTTGTTTAATTTGATCTTTATTAATACCCTGTAGGTCTTTAATATATTTTGTTTGACCTATCATCTTGGTCTTAATTAATTCTAGTCTATGGTCTAATTCCATTAATTGATTTTTTATATTAGAATTTCTTTCTTTAAGTAATTGATTCATCTTAGAGAATATATTAATATCTAAAAGGTCTTCAATAACACCACGTCTTGACCAAACTGGTAATTGCATAAAAGGAATAAAAGAACTGCTCCCCAATACAACCACCTGATGGAAGGATTTATGGTTAAGTTTAAGTATATTTTGTTCAAGAAATTTCTGATACTCTCTTGCGTTTGATGCTTGATTGATAAGTTTACCGTTCTTATATATCTCAAACTTTGCTGGCTTGATTCCACGATGTACTTTAAAATGTGTACCTCCTACCTCAAACTCTACCTCAACTACGGTCTTCTTTTTGTTTATAGAATTGACAAGTTGATTCTTATTAATATCTCTATGAGCACGACCGAATAAACCAAAGGATAGTGCATCAAGTAAAGTAGATTTACCTGAGCCATTTTGGCCTACGATTAGGGTTGTTGGGGATTTTTCTAAATTTATATCTATGAATTCTGTTCCGGTGGATAAGAAATTCTTCCACCTACATGCTTTAAATTGGATCATAATACCTCGAGATTCTGAGCTTGGGTATATAGCTCTCTTAATTTCACTTTTATATGGTCTTTATCTAGGTCAGTTTCTACTGCATCGACATATGAATCTAATAATTCAGTAGTATCCTCTAGGGAAACCTTTTCATCTTTAACACTCTCGCCAAGAAACTCTTCAAAGTTCTCTGCTATTTTAAGTTCGTAAGTTTCTATACTATGTAGTTTATCAATAAATTTATCAAACATATAGAGATCGTTTTTGGTTAGTACAATAATCTTAACAAACTTTTTCTCGAACTCACTTATATCTATGTTGCTATAATCTACTGTTTCATCATCATAAACAAACTTCTTAAATATAGTAATCGGGTTGTGCACGGGCGTAAGCTCGCGCGTCTCTGTATCTAATACGTGGAAATATTTAGGATCATCTACATCAGCCCAGGTAAACTCCATTTGAGCCCCTAGATAATGTACATTGCCTTGAGATGATTTAGTATGGAAATGCCCTGAGAGTACTGTTTCAAATCTTGAGAATATATTAGCATTCATACCGTGGGGGTTAGAAATACCTGGCATCATATCGAATCCTTTTAATTCTAGATGAGCTCCAAGAATATCTGCTTTACATTTTAAAACAAAGTCAGTGTATTCATTATAATTTCCATTATTAATCCATGGTATAACTGCTACACCTAATCCATCATAATCCAATACTTTTGGTTCCATAATAATGTTAACATTGGAAGTAAAGTATCCTAATAGTTCTTTTAAAGAACAAAGCTGATTAGTGTTTTTAAAATATACATCATGATTGCCAGGGATGATATCCATAGTAATACCAGCTTCACGAATGGGCTCAAGAAAGACTTTACGATTATTATTAAGCGCCTTAAAATTGACAAATTTTCTATGCTCATAATAATCTCCTAAGTGAAGTATATTTTTAATATTATGCTTTCGCATATATGGAAAGAATATTTCGTTATAAAATCTCTCTTGGTATTTTAGAAATATATCAGATGAATTTCTGACACCGCAATGGGTATCATTAAGTATTGCTAATTTCATATAAGTGGAGCCGAGACAGGAGGATTTGGTCTAGTACCATATCTCCTTTTTAAGTACATTAATTTCTCAATTTGTTTTCGATGCATATTAATTTTTCTCTCCATGAGTTTTAATGCTCTTATACGTGGTCTTCTTTTTAAATCTTTTCTTGTTCTTTTAGCAGTTAATCGATTTGAACTGATCTTTTTTGCAGTAGTCATTTTTTTCATAATTATCCCATAAAGAGTTCTAGTTTTCCTTTCTCTTTTTTCTTTTCTTCTTTTGCAAATTTTTTGATTGCGGTATCTTTAGTGCGTACTTTACTTATACGATCTCGTAAAGTGTCAACATAAGCCATAGTTTCTGCTGCACCAGATTCGTCCATACCCATTTGAGTAAAATCTTCAATACCCATCTTCTCAATAAACTTAAACTTAATATCTTGTTGCTTTTTCTCTTTAGCTATTCGTCTTATAAAAGCAAAATAACATATTTGAGTAAAGTATGAGAAAGCGTTGGGCTTACCAGTACGTGTGGCTGTTTCGATTTTATAATTATTGATAGCGCGTAAACAGTTTTCTACTGCATCCATAACCATTTCTTCTCTATACGTATATCGTATGAAGTTTGGTCTATGACTTAAACCTTCTGATATTTTAATAAAACAAGTAGCAATATAATCAGTTACTATTGGAACTGGTTTATCTTTTGCCTTTGCTTTATTTGCTAGAGTGACATAATCCACTACAGCATGTGAAAATTCTTTATTGTTAATATAATGCGCTTTTTTCTTTGGATCTTTTTTTGCCATTAATATATCTCCATATTATAATTCATTCTTAGTATCTATTATATCATAGTTTTGATCAAATGTAAAGGAATAAAAACTTTTTTCAATAAAAGTGAAAATAAACCTTTACAAACGCCCGTTTTTGTGATATAATATATAA